CTGTTAGTATAATTATAGAAATACTACTATTAACAGAGAGATATAGATATGACTATAAAAAAAATAGAATTGCTATCGCAAAAAGAAGAAAACAACTTAAATAAATTATTTAAAAATTTACCTTTAGGTGAAATTCTTCGCCGGATTGCAGATGCAACAGGTGAATTAGATTTTGTAAAAACCCCTTTAGCAGACATGTCAGACGTGGGATACGAAAACATGAGTGACATGGAAGGGTATATTCTTTCTGAATTAAAAAGTTTTGCTGCTAAAGCATCTATTAAGATTGAATCTGCTATTCAACCTATAGATCTATCACCGATAATAAAAAAAGTAGAAGACATTGAAGAACTTAAAAGAAGTATACGACTACTATCTGTCTTTATCGAAAAGAAAATTGATAGAGATGAAATTTTAAGTGCTATTAATTTTCTTGCTAATGAAGTAGATCGTTCTAAAACTTATGTTAGAGATATAACGGTCTCGTCTGCTGAATTATTAACATTGAATACTTCTCCTATTTCTCTTATTCCTGCCCCCGGTGCTGGAAAATATATTGAAATAAAACGGGTTGAGTTATTCTTAGACTATGAGACTACTACCTACTCAAATATTAATCCTCTTTCTGTGTCTTATGGGGCTTCTGTAGAACTTCAACAAATCCCAACGTCTGGATTATTGGACACCACTAATGACGAAAGACAATGTGTTCATCATTCCAGTAACCATGTTATAGGCGAAAATGAAGGCATTACATTAGGTATGTTGATTGCAAATCCAACATCAGGTGACTCACCACTAAAAATAAGAATAGATTATAAAATTATAGAAGTAATAGTGTAATAATGCGCTACTAAAATAACTTTTTTAAAGGAGAAAATATGGCACACGCAACTATAACAGTTAACGGGACACCTCAAGCACAACTAGGTGTAGAAGGTACCACTGTAGAATTACATGGTATGACTTCTCAAGTGGGAAACATTCAAAGTGCTGTTGCTTTAGCAGCAACACTTATAGTTCAATCTCAACAGGGGCTATCTAAAGGGCACTATATACTCAAACTTTATGATAAAGACGGCAATCTTGCAGATAAGCAAACCTTTGATAGTTCAGTTGGTGCTTATGCTGTAGGATCTAATGATTCGTATGGATATGGAGCAGACATAAGTCCTAGTTTTGGTGGTGCTCAATCTAATGCTTTTAATATGGACCCTGTTCAGTTTTCAGAATTTAAAATTGAACTTAGTTTTGCTGGTAAAATGGTTACAAAAGGTATTAATGTTAATCATGCTGGAGGATCCACTATCTGGAATACAGCATTAGATGGTAATGGTTCTGCAACATTGAGCTTTAATGGAACTGTAACTTAAAATAAGCTAAAAGTATACTAAAAAATAAGGTAAGGGATATTTTGCCTTATTTTTTTAGTATCAATAATTTAAAATAAATCCCAGTAATCTAAAATAACGTGGTATAATTCATTTACTATGGAAAATTTATTCACACAATTTCATATTCTCTCAACTGATCAATCTATCGATCAGTTAGTGCCGATACATACGGGTATTGATGGTCTTCTGACCACTATTACACCCGCGTACTGGCGCTAATACACAAGAACCCAGCTAAAATTTAATTAAACAAACCATGGGGCCATGGTGATAATGGTAACACACCTGTTTTGCAAGCAGAAGACCTGAGTTCGATTCTCAGTGGTTCCACCAATTTTGGAGATTATTATGCAAGTTATAGCTTTTGATGTTGATGGAACACTCATTCATCAAGTTGGAGAAAGAGAAGATACACCTAGGTACGATGTCATCGAGATGTTTAGAATGTTTGAGAACCTAGGGTGGAAGATGGTTATTTGGTCTGGAGGAGGATTTGATTACGCAAAGCGTTGGTCAGAGAAATTAGGATTAGAGGCTGAAATTGCAGTCAAAGGTTCATTCGTTCCTGATATTGCAGTAGATGATTTAGAAGTAACCATGGGAAAAGTTAATATAAGAGTTTAAGTATTTACTTGGAGTATGGGACTGCTAGGTGTGGTCATTCCCCTGTCACGGGAAGCGTTCAGATGGGTTCGAATCCCATATACTCCGCCAAATAACCTTAACGAGGTTATAATAGAACTAGGTAATAATGTCCCGGTGAAGCATATATGGTGATGTGCAAGGCTTCCACCCTTGAAAAGCGAGTTCAAGTCTCGCCACCGGGTCCACAAGAAAAAGGATCAAGAATGAGGACACTAGTTTTAAATGCGAGTTATGAACCCATACAGATGGTAGATTGGAAAGACGCCGTTTGTATGGTCATGAAGGAAAAGGCAGAGGTTGTATCAACATACGCAGATAAGATGGTTAGATCTGCATATGAGGCGTTTGAGATGCCAAAGATCATTAGGTTGTGCAAATACGTAAAGATCGCAAAAGATGCAGCAGTTGTTCGATATAGTAGAAGAAATATTTTAACGAGGGATAAGAATACTTGTCAATATTGTAGTAAGCATGTTACAGGGAAAGACGCAACGATGGATCACGTTTTCCCGAGCTCACGAGGTGGTAAATCATCTTGGGATAATATCGTTACGGCATGTTGTAAGTGTAATAACAAAAAAGACGATAGAACACCGGCTGAGGCTGGTATGAAGTTGTTAAAGAAACCTGTACAGCCTAAACCTAAAACAAAGGCTTTGCAAAGTTTATTAAAAGAATTTGGTTTTACTTATTAATACGTATGGTTCCGTAGCCCAACGGCAGAGGCATCGCGCTTAGAACGCGTACAGTGAGAGTTCGAATCTCTCCGGAACTACCAAGGAATGTTAGCTCAAGTTAGAGCACTGGTCTTGATCCACCAGGAGATGGAGTATCGAATCTTCACATTCCACCAGACAGGAACAGGGGTTGATGGTAACCCGCGGTCTTTGGAAGACTGAGATTCCGGGTTCGACTCCCGGGTTCCTGACCAAGGTCTATAGTGAAATGGTGATCACTCTACTCTGATAAAGTAGCATTCCAGGTTCGAATCCTGGTAGACCTACCAACTCCGGTAGCTCAGCGGTGAGAGCGCTTGTCTTATAAGCAAGATGTCGATGGTTCGAATCCATCTCGGAGTACCACAGATTATGCACCTATAGTTCAATGGCAGAATACCTGTTTTGTAATCAGGGGATGATGGTTCGATTCCTTCTAGGTGCCCCAGCAAGATTAGTGTAGTGGTAACACGCCGGCTTCCAACCCCGGAACTGATGGTTCGATTCCTTCATCTTGTGCCATAATTCCTATATTATATTTATTCCTGAAATCTATCTACACTATTCCATTCTTGTTTTTGTGCGAAGCACAAAAAGAATGTCCGCGTAGACGCGGACGTAAAGATAAGGTTCATAATGTAGATAAGAATAGATAAGACTAGACCAGTCTAGACTAATCCATTATACCCGTGAGGGATAATTTTACTTAAAAAAATTTTAATTAGTATAATTAAACACACGATTGTACAAATAAGATATATTGGGGAAATTATGGCAAGAAAAGATCTAGTAACAGAGCAAGAAGTAAAATTACACCAACATCTTACAAAATTGAGACAACAAGCATTTAGAATTGGTGTGCAGGTATTGCAGCCGGGTGATACTTACACTTCTGGTGATAAAGAGATCACAGTTGACGCTGCTGGTCAGCTACCATTTAAGAAAAACATCACTGATGCTGGCTTTGACCTTATCACCCCTTATGATGTGAGTATTCCATTTGGCAAGATCGTTAAGGTTCCATTAAATATTCGTATGCAGCTTCCTTCTGGTTCTTGGGCACGTGTAGAAACTAAGTCTGGTCTAGGATCGAAAGGAATGCTAGTATATGCTGGAGTTATCGATCAAGGATATCGAGGTGTCCCCCACGTGATCATGACTAACTTAAATGAAGGAACAGTCATCGAAGTTAAAGCTGGTCAAAAGATCGCTCAAATGACAATGAACCCACATAACTTAGAATTCTTTGTGGAACAAGTAGAGTCAGTAGATACTGATACTGCTAGAGGTGAAGGTGGTTTTGGATCAACTGGCAAGTAATAGAGTTAGAAGGTCAGTTGATAAAGTAAGTATAACAAGGAAATGATGGAAAACAACTTATCAAAACTCTTTAATTCTAATATTAGAGTCAATAGCATTAGCGCACTAGATGCAGATGCTGTCTGGCCACACAAGATTGAAATATGTATCACTCGCGTACCTATTAGAAAACGCGATGGCTATGACGATCTTGTGATGCGTGGTTTTGCACATAAGTTAAAATCCAATATGGTGAAGAACGGAATAGTGTTCTTAGTGTGCTATGCCCCAGTAGAATGTAAAGCTCGTCCATTTGAAGTAGCTAAGCTTATGACAGATGCTGGCTTTAACCATATAGATAACATAATAGTGCAAAAAAGTTGGTTTCCGGGTAAGAGATCAGAAATTAACTTAGTAAACTCTCATGAATATGTTTTATATTTTTGCAATGGCGATGTCTGGAACTTAGACCGTCTCCCGATAAGAGATTATTTAAAAACAAACGAAGATGTAACATGTCCAGGTAATACTTGGAAAGTAGAAACAGGCTCACTTGACGAGTCAATCTCTTCCGATCTAGCAGAACTTCTTTTAAGAATGACAGATGCTTTACCTGGGTCTATAGTATTTGATCCTTTCATGGGGAATCAATCAACAATGCTTACTTCAATAAAACTAGGTCACTCTTTTTACGGTTTTGAGAAAGACCCCAAGAGAGTAAAGAAATATGAAAAACTAATCGAGAAATATTCTGAAACTGGGGAATTTAAATGATCTACACTAAAAGTAAAGCAAAGGCGATTTTATCCGATAAGGATCATCTTCGTAAAACAGTTTCTGAGACCATTGGGGTAATGGCTGAAATTGTTGGTCGCACTCTTGGTCCTGGTGGAAATCCAGTCTTAATAGAAAGAGAAGGATTAGCTCCACTGGCTACAAAAGATGGTGTCACAGTGGCAAAGTCCTTAGGTCTTGCGAATGCAGAAGCTAATATTGTTGTTGATGCTGCTAAAGAGATCTGTATCAATACTGCTAAGCAAGCTGGTGACGGAACAACTACAGCTATTGTGTTAGCTAGTGAATTGATTAATAAAGGACAGGTTTTTCTTGAAAGCAATCCCAAATATAATCCACAGAAGATGATTACTGAATTAAACTATGCGTATGAATCAGTAATCACACCATTCTTAAAATCAGCAGCGATTCCAGTTGACACAGAAGATCAATTGAAGAATGTTGCTACTATTTCTGCTAACGGTGATTTATTTACTGCAGAAATCGTAGTTGAAGCAGTATTAGCAGCAGGAGACGACGGTACTGTCCTAATAAATGAAGGCAGAGATTCTATCACTAAGGTCGAAACAGTAGACGGATATATAGTCACTACTGGTCTTAAAGATATTGGTCAAATAGGTCCAGCTTTCATCAATGATAAGGCCGGACAACAAGTAAAAATGGATGCGGGTTTCATCATCTTATATGATGGTGCAGTTAATGATTTAAAATTACCTGGTGCAATTCAAAGCTGCATTGCAGATAACCAAGGATATACAGATGGTACACCTATTCTGGTCTTAGCACACTCATTTGCTGATTCAGTGTTAGAGAAATTTGCAAAATCTACAAAAGCAGGATTAACGATTGTTCCTGTTAAAACACCTAGATCTGGTCTACCAAATGGTGCATCTGAGTTCTTGAACGACATGGCCGCATACACTGGTGGAATGATTTATGACCCATCTAATATAGATAATATGTCAAAAGAGCATTTAGGGAACTTTGTCACTGCTACAGTTAACATGTACGAGACATTTATCATGTGCGATCCTAATCCTGGCGAAGTAGAAGAGCGCCTTGTAGAATTAAGATCTATTGAGAAGGCTGCTTTTAGTGAAATGGATAAATCTTTCATAAGAGCAGCAATGGCTAAGCTAACAGGCGGTGTTGCAACTATTATCGTTGGTGGTAATTCTGACTTAGAGATTAGAGAAAAGAAAGGCCGTGTAGAAGATGCGGTAGAGGCAGTACGGTCTGCTATAGCAGAAGGCATTGTTCCCGGTGGAGCTAGTATGCATTTACGTCTAGCTAAAGAACTAGCTATATCTGATAAAAAGAAAGCATCTTGGGATATTTTGATAGAAGCATTAAGATCTCCATTTAATTTATTGATGGCGAACTGCGGAGAGAATCCAGATGAAATCTATCTGTCTATAAAAAAACAAGTAGAAGCAGTAGATACACTTATTCCTGAGCTTATCTTTGATGCTAATAATCATGAAATAGTAGAACCAATCGCTGCCGGAATAATTGAACCGGCTAAAGTAATACGAGTAAGTATCGGCAACGCACTATCTGTTGCCACACTCTTGACTACATTAGGGGGAATCGTAGTGGTGCCTCGTGATAGCAACTTAGAAATGCAAATGGATCTAGCTAATCAGGCTTTCAGTAATATGATGAGCACTGCGGAGGAATAATGGGGATACAATTATTACAATTCTTAAAGAATAAATGGGTACAGTGTATGCTAGCATTCGTAATCGGTGCTAGTATTGGTGTGATTTTTTATCCATCTAAGACTACTGAATTTCGGGAAAAAATACACACTCTCGAAGAGACAGTTAAGAGTCATGAAAGGACAATCGATGAACAACAGAGCAAAACTCGAGAGGACAAGACTGCTTTACAGCGAAGCGAGGCTTCCCTCAAGGATTACAAAGAAACTGTTAATATTAAAATTGAATCATTGCGCACCGAGAACAGTTCTCTTAAACGACATGCTAAGCGTAAAAAGTTCCGAATTGTTAAACCCGATGGAACGATTATTGAGAAAGAATATGAAGAGTCAAGTTCTGAAGAAATTACTTCTGTCATAACTGAAGTTCGTCAAGAGTTTGATCGTAAGGTCAAATCTATAGAATCAAAATGGAAGCAAATACACAAGACTCGAGTATTAGAAATTAAAGAGACTTATGAGAAGAAGCTTCTTGAGAAAGATGAAGAAATTCGCTATATTGAAAAAGAAGTAGAAAAAGAAAAAATTGTAAAAATTAACGAAAAAAAACTAAGAACTGAAGCTGGTTATTCTACAGATGATAAGATATACACTCATTTTTCTTATCCGCTTTGGGGACCAGTATTCGTGGGTGGTGGTTTTTCAGCAGATGTAAACATGGAAGAGCCAGAAGCTAGGATCGGTATAGGAATTAGCTGGTAATGCCTAAATATACTTTTATATGTCCAGAATGTGGAACCATAGAGCAGCAATATACACCTCGCAGTACTAGGGAGGTGTCTTGTTGCAAGTGTTCTCCTGAAAAAGAGTCCTGGATGAAACGACAAATGCCAACTCTTAATGGTCCTAGTACTGTCAATGAGACTGTAGATAAGTATGTAAATAGGGTTTGGCAAGATGGCCAACAAGAATCTATTAAGGCTAGACGTGACAAATATTACTGGGGACATGAGGTTCCTCGCATGGTAAGCTCTGGAACGTATAGTGTAGAAACAATGTTTGAGAATGGTTGGGTATATTTTAATGAGAAGGAAGAAATATGTGTTCATGATAAACCACCTAACGAGCGATAGCAATGCAAATAAAATACATTGAAATAGAAAATATATTAAGTATAGGCCACGTGAAACTAGAATTCGGTAACACTGGCCTTATTTTATTAGATGGCTGGAATCACGATGACGACTCAGCTAATGGTGCAGGTAAGACAGCTATTCCCAATGCTCTTGCATTTGGCCTTTATGACAATATGCCTAGAAAGATAAGTAAATCTGAAATTGTTAGAAGAGGAACTAAAAAGGGATATGTAAAAATCGGTATAGAGATTGGTGGAGAACTTATAGAGATTAAGAGATCTAGGCCTAAGAAAGTAGAATTCTCTATCGACGGTACGCCTAAGACAATGACACAGGATGAGTTTGAAAAGAAGATCCGCATGTCATACGATCAGTTCCTCATATGTATGTATGCTGCCCAAATCGATGGTCAGCGCTTTATGTCTGTTAACGATACGTCTAAGAAAGACTTCATTTTAAAGCTGATGGATCTAAATAAATTCTTAATTAAGAAGAAAGAACTAGATTCTGATATAAAAGCACTAATAAACAATAAAGTGGAAATAGAAAAGATAATAGATGATTGTGTCTCTAAGAAATCTATTTATGTTAGTGAACTGGTAGATGTTAAAACTTTAAAAGAACAAATCAAAACACTATCTGATAGCAAAATAGCTGAAGAACTTAAAAAAATGAGTACAGTCACGAAACCTGATTATTCTAAATTTCAAGACCTTAGAGATAAGATAAATAACAATCTAAGAAATTTAGATACTATCGATAATAAGTTGGCCATAGACCATTCACTTCATAGTCAATTACAGAAGGAGATATCTGAACTAGAATCTCATGATTTTAGCGAGGACGGTATTGAGTGTCCGAGTTGCAGCGAGCGTTTTATTTCATCCAATTCCGGGATGATAAAAATTGATCAACTACAGGAACAACATAAAGAAAAGATAAAAGCTAAAAAAGATATTTTATCGCAGAAACTAGTTGCGATAAAAGGTGCAGGTAATACTAGAGCCAAAAGATCTGAGATAATGGATCTCAGTGTTAAACTTAACGCTAAAATCCAAAAAACAGAGGCCGAATATAGTGAGGCCACTAGTTGTGTATCTGATTTAAAAACCAAACTAGCAATACAGCAAAACACATTAATTACTTTAAATGAGAAATTAGAAAAACAAGAACTATTTACATCTAAGATAGCTGAGATAGACAAGATTCTAAGTAAGGCATCTAAGAAATTACTAGCTCTAAATTCAGAGATTGAATTAGTATCGACTATATCAAATATCCTTTCTCCCACTGGAGCTCCAGCCTATATTGTTGATACTGTCGTCGAAGTCTTTAATCAGAAAGTATCTGATTATGTAGCCATGATATGGCCAAATGCATCATATAAATTACAATCCTTTAAAGAGAATCAGGATGGCAATGTTAGAGCAAAATTCTCAGATAAACTAGTGATCTCTGGTAGAGATGTATCTATAGGTAGTCTTTCTGGTGGGGAATTTAGATGCCTATCTATATCAGTGGATTTTGCGATAATTGATGTGGTTGAGTCTATGTTCGGCTTCTCGATCTCCCCTGTCTTCTTAGATGAGCCCTTTGATGGACTGGATACATCTAATCGTGAAAGAGCTGTAGATCTGCTAGAGAAGCTATCTTGTGATCGTCAGATATGGATTATTGATCACGCGTCTGAGGCTAAGTCAATGTTCTCAGAAACAATACGAATTGAGAAGAAAAATGGGATTTCTAGTATAGTCTCATAGAAAGTATAAGTACTGCATTGAGGGGTAAAAACGAGCTGTTTGGCTACGCCCTCGATAGGTACATTCGGGCAATCTCTTACTTAAGTGGCTAAATCTGCAGATATACGTCATTAAAGTGTTCCTCAACTGATGAAGAGTCTGTGGCAACAGGTACTTTCTGATACAATAGGCATATGGATAAATTACTAAAAAAACTTGAAGAAATAAGGGAACTAGCAAAAACTCTAGATGTCCCACCATCACTAAAGCCACCTACACCACCCACTGCAAATGGCCCAGATGTCATTAAGCAACCAGAAGCTCCAAAAGCAGGCGCTGCAACTTCCAAGAAGGATCCAAAGAAAATGGCTGAACAGCTTAAAGATGTAGCTGTTAAAGATTCAGCCATGAAAGAAGCTAAGAAACTCAAAGAGGGTGTCAGTTTTAGTAAAAGTGGCCAGTGGAAACTTTCATAGTTTGTCTCATAGTATAACCTCTCAATAGGAGGTTTTATGGAAGTAGCACTAGTACTTGATCCGGCAATATCTACAGGTTATTGTTTAGTAAAGATAGACGGTACCAAAGCAGATATTTATGAGTATGGGTTTTAGAAGTACAAGACATTACAGATTACGATGGCGACCGCTGTATTAATCTAATGGATCAAATCGAAACAATCATCAACGATCACAACGTAACGCAGGTAGCTTTAGAAGATTACTTCTTCTCAAAAAGGTTCGCATCTGGTGGTACACTGAATGTGGCTTTCCGTACAGCTATATGGATCCAAGCAAGACGCATGGGGTTAGATTACACCATTTTAAATATAGGTAACTGGAAAAAATTCGTTGCAGGTAGGTCGACCTCCACTAAAGAACAGAAACTAAAATGGGGCAAAGAGCCATCTAAGAAACTAATGATTCAGCAGGCTTTATGGGACAAATATAACTTCAGGTTTCCTAACCATTCACTGTCTAAGAAGACAGGTAAACCAATCAAATTTAGATATGATGTTGTTGATGCTGTAGGGCAAGCCGTATTCTTCTGCAGGCTATATTTGAATTTAACAGAGGTAGAATTATCTGTGAAAGCACCAGATGATGTAATTATGAAAACAATATCTAAAGCACAATTCACTTATCCAGAGGAGTAAAGCATGGCACTAGATTTAGGTAAGGCAAAGAAGATTCTCAGTAAGACATTTCTTGAAGACAATAATGAAGTTAATGAGGATTTAGCTGCATCATTGATCGTGAAGGCAGAGCAGCAAATGAAGGCCCTTAACGATGAAATGGGAGAAGATGAACAGCTTCTAGCAGCGTCACAGATTAAAAAAGATCTAGAATCTGGATATAAAACCGCCATTAAGTATGAACAGGCTAAGATCCAATACCTTCTTGCTAAGATTGAAGAGATCCAAGAAGGCGATGTAAATCCAAATGCAAGTGTTTAACTAGATGAAAAGCAAACGAAATAGTCTAGGTTAACTGATACAGATGGTACAATAATAAAGTACCATTTGTATCTTTTTTTAGGAGTAATTATATGTCGTTACGTACCGGCTACACAGGAACCATGGATGCAAAACTTGCACAAGCAAGGCAAGCTGGACATGATTTTGTTACAGTGACTAATCTAGCACAGATTACAACAGATATGGCAATTGCTGCTGCACAAGGTAAAAAAGTGTTTACTCTTAATTACGGGGCATCCTTTCAGCCAGATGACCTAAGACTTTTAGGTCCATTATGGGAAGCATATAAAAGTGGAATCTCTGAAGCACTATCTTCTGAAGATGTAATGCAGAATGAAGTCATTATCGAACTTAATACTTCAGATACTGTAAGCACTAGTGTTGATCTGAATTTTAGTTTCTAAATAAAATAAATTATTAATATAATTAGGCACAACGACTGTTGTGCCTTTTTTATTTGTACAATACATCTGTAATGGATTTTAATGGAGATTATTGTATGAATTTTTTGTGGATTGACGTAGAAACAACAGGTCTCTATCCTGATAAGAATGATGTTGTTCAGGTAGCTTGTGTTCCTATCGTCAATGGCGTGAGGCATGATTTCTTTAATGAATTCTGTCAACCTAAGAACTGGAATGCGATAGACGATATAGCCGTGAAGATTCATGGTATCACTCGTGAGAGAATGAAGACATTCCAGACACCAGAACAATTAGTAGAAAAATTAGTCAAATACTTGAAGCAATTCGATGCTAAATTTATTATCGCTGGATATAACGTAGATTTTGATAAAAGATTTACAGCTGAATTATTTGCAAAATGTGGTCGACCAGAAGATTTCTTTTCCCTGTTTGAGCTACACACCCATTGCACATATAAAAGAGTCAAGTCTGTAAAGACGCAGATTAAGACAGACAATCATAAATTAGAAACACTAGCGAAGCACTATGGCATAACAATCAAGGCCCATGATGCATATTCTGATATCAATGCTACAATAGAGGTGGATAAAGAGGTTGCAAAACTGCTAGGTGAAGAAGAGAGAACAACGGTTGCTCCAGCGCCTATAATTACAGTAGACAATTATAATCTTCCTGAACCTGCTCAACTTCATGTCCATTCTATGTACGGTATGGTCGAATCTGTACCAAGAGTCGAAGAGTGGTCTGCATGGTGTAAGGAAGCTGGAGTACCTGGATTCAGTGTAGTAGATCACGGTCCAGCTGTATCGATCGTTGAAGCACTAAAGATTAGTACAAGCGACACAGTAGCTGTACCCGGTGTAGGTATGTTTTTCAAATCAGACGGTAAACTGCACCCTTTTAATGCTTGGGCTGTTAGCAATCTAGGGTATTTAAATTTGATGAAATTATCATCTTTAGGATACGAAGATCAAATAGAAGAAGATGGTGTAATAAAGCCTATTGTCACAATCGAAGATATAGATTCCCATAGAGAAGGTCTCATGTTCGGCACTGGTGACGTCTATGGTGCTATCGGTGACCACGTTAGAGATGGAAACAGAGAAGCTGCCGTAAAATCAATGCAGCTATATATGGATACTTTTATGGATCAGCTCCATGTCGAATTCATTCCTGTATCTATTAAAGACAGTTATTCGTCTAAAACAGGATTTCAAGCTATATGGAAGAATGATTTAGTCACGGAAGGAGATCTAGGTAAGGCATATAATATCTTCTTACTTGATATGGTAGAAAAATATGCCCTAAAAGCTATTCCATCAAGTGGTGCTCATTTTATTAAAAAGAGTGACAAACTTTTACAGGACGTTATCGCGAAAAATTCATATGATAGTGGTAAGTACTATATTGAATCGTATCATGCTCGTCTTGGAGAAGACATGTATAAGGTTTTAAAGGGGCAATTAGGAGATAGATTAACTCTTGATATTTTTGAGATCTGGATAAATAATACTTTGGAGATCGTTGAGCAAGCTAGAAAAATAGAACACAAGCATGATTACCACATGCCTAAGATAGATATCCCTAAAGCAATACAAGAACAAACTGATGATTACGATAAGCAGACCCTACTGTACACTATACAGCTATGCAAGCAACACGGTCGTTGGAATGACGATCCAGAATATGTTGCTCGTTTTAAAAAAGAAGTCAAGGTTATCATGCAGAATGGTACTTTGAATTTCTTGCCATATTTTCTTTTATATGAAGATATATGTACTCACGCTAGGTCTCAAGGTGTTCTTCAGGGTATCGGTCGTGGATCTGCCGGTGGTTGCCTGATATCTTACTATTTAAAAATCATTCATATTGATCCCATCGAAACAGATCTACCATTTGAGCGCTTCTTATCTATAGCACGTATTAATGCAGGATCGTTTCCAGATATTGACGTTGACTTTGGAAATAGAATCCCTATCTTGAAATACTTAGATGAGAAGTACGGTTTAGGTTTTGCACAAATTTGTACTTTCCAAAAGATGAAGACAAAGAATGCAATTAAAGATGCTATGTGGGCTCTTTATGGTAAAAACCGTAAAGATCTAAATGTTGAAGCAGTGTGCAGACTAATACCGGACTCATCACAAGGCATAGATGAATATGATTTTATTTATGGCTTTACAAATAAAGAGGGTGAGTATACACCTGGACTAGTAGAAACCGTCCCAGAAGTGGCTGCCTTTTTTAAACAATTTACTCAAGTTGAAGAAATGGTAGGCCGTCTTGTTGGGCTTGTGCGTGGATGGGGTCGTCATGCTTCAGCGTATGTTGTATCAACTGTAGATTTGTCTTCAGAGCGTATACCTACTATGAAGATGTATGATAAGTTCTTAGGTAAAATGGTAAACGTAACACAATGTTCAGCTTCAATGGTTGAAGATGCCGGTCTAGTGAAAGCTGACATCTTAGGTGTAACAACAATTCAATCTATATCTGATTGTATTAAATTAGTTAAAGAGCGTACTGGTATTGATTATCTTGAAGAGGACGATAAAGGAACTGCTTTAATCTATAGACTACCTGAGGATCAAGCTGTCTATAGAGACTTCTATAATAAGAGGACAGATTCCTCTTTTCAATTTAATACTGCTCTAATTAAAGGATATATACAACAATTTGCTCCTTCTCAACGAGAGCATCTATCTGCAATGACAGCACTATGTAGGCCTGGAACACTAGATGCACCTTTTGTTAATGATGAAATATCATTAGAGGATGGCGTATCTGCTGCACAGTACTATATGGATGTCAGAAATGGCAAAAGGAAGCTATCATACTTGCATGATGATCTTGCGACTTGTACATCAAACGGTGTATTTGTGTATCAAGAAGAGGTCATGAAGTTTTTAGTAGATTATGCGGGGTATACACTGGAAGAGTCAGACCGCGTTCGTGGCGCTATAGCTAAAAAGAAAGCTGAAGTAATGATGGAAGCTTTCGATAGGATCCGTATCAATACCGCTAAGCGAGGATGGACACCAGAGCAAGCCCAAGTGGTTTGCGATCAGATTCAAGCATTTGCTAGGTATTCCTTTAACCGTTCTCACTCCCGTTGTTACGGTGAAACTGGTTACATAACTATGTATTTAAAAAATAAACATAAATTAGAATGGTGGGCAGCTGAGTTAAACAATAATATGGATAAAGAAGATAAGGTTAGAGGATATATGACCCTGCTAGGTAACATTGTAGATCCACCTTCTGTCAAGAATCCAAGTAGAGATTTTGAGATCCACGATAAGATTATTGTAGCGCCAATATCAGTGCTTAAGAGAGTCGGAGACGCATGTGTGGATGAATTAGTTAAAAAGGGCCCATTCTCATCTTTAGACGATTATGTTGCTAGGGTGAAACATAATAAAGTAAATATAGGTCACTTCTCTTCTATTATCAAAGGGAGAGCAGCTGATTGCCTAATGGATAAAGATTTAGACTACGATGAAGCACGTCTCAAGCTAATGAGCGATTATGTTTCTAAGAGAAAATGTAAGCCCTTCAAAGAAGAGCTATTAAAAGTAGACCCAATGTCCATTTTCCTTATGGAGAGAGAAACCAATAAGTGTTTTAATAAGACACTTCTTAAGGATAAGAAATTATTAAAAACAATCACAACTGCCGTACCTAAGTTTAATATTACAGGGCGCAGCGGCGTCCCATTGTCTAATGGGAGTATTCCGGTTTTAGCTAACCTAACTGTTGCGAAGGGGTTAGTAGATAAGGATCACGATCAAGCAGTTGGAATGGTAATGTTGTTTGAAGGATCCTCTCTTAAGAGAGGAATTTCTAAAAAAACAGGCAAACCGTATAAAATGGTAAAAATAGAACTATCAGATGGCTATGCTTCGACTGAATGTGTTTGGTGGGATCGAGATAAAGCACTTAATTTACCCATTAACTCAATTGTGTATGTCCGTGGACAGTTAAAAACTGGATGGAATACACCTGTTAGTATAACAATTGAAGATTTAGAAATTATAAAGGAAAAATAATATGACTAAATATGTATTAGTTAACAAAGAGCCAAGCAAGTTAGATAAGGACTGCATCGTCATCGGGGAACCAGATTTCATTAGCGAAATTGAGAAGTGTTTCCGTAAGAAGCCTAGATCGATGAGTATGAGCATTAATTATCTAAGGGAGATAGTCTCTACGATTGGTTTAAAATATGCCTCAGAAGACTTTAACCCTTTGTCGAGTGTCAATGTCTCCCTATATAGGGGTGTTCCTTGCACTACGGATAAAGAAACTCAAGCTATTGTGGTGCAAGCATTTAAGAAGTCTTATCCTGAGATTTTCACTCAATATGTTGATTATCAAATTAAAAATAGACCTAAGGGGACTAAACTGATCTACTTCTCAGGAGACCCTAATTTTGCATCGGCTTTTCTATCTCACGGGATAGATTTCTTACCTACAAAAGAGATAGATTTATTTTTAAAAGATAAACCTAAAAAAGTTGTAGGTAAGCCTGCTATAACAAAAGAAAAAGCTGATAAATTAAATAACGTGGTATAATGTATATGCCAAGAGGCAATCGATAAACGTCTGTTAGACACTGGAGAAAAATTATGAGTAAGATTACTATCAATCAAGATTCCCTTAAAACATCGCGAGAGTGGAAAAGACATACCGTCAAGGATGGTTCTAATATCTTTAGAATTCTGCCGCCAAATGGTGATGTTGAAGTTCACAACAATTACCCTTATAAGAAGTGGTCCATAGCATGGCTAGTTGACCCAAGAACAGGTAAGAGACGTCCTTTTGCCTCTCCTTTGACTGATGGCGAAGAAAATTGCCCTGTTAAAGAGTATCAAGATGCGCTTAAGTCTTTTATTGAAAAGAAAAAAGCTACTCTTGAAGCTAGTGGTGCATCAAAATCAGTAGTAAAAGAAGAATTAAAAGGTCTTTATGAGATCCAATGGCAAGTTAAAGTACAGCACCTATATGCTTATAATGCATGTGATAAGTCTGGTAATGTTGGGCTTCTTGAGATTAAATCTACGGCACAGAAAGCACTTAAGAAGAAGATGTCAGAGTATATCTCTTTATACGGTCAAGATCCTACATCATTAAATGCTGCAAGTGATGATGCCGGTGTATGGTTTAATTTTTCCAAAGAAGGTGTTGGCAAAGATACTACTTATTCAGTAGATTTCAGCATGGATCGTTTTAAAGATGATACTGGTCGTCTTGTTTCTGCGGAAGATCGTTCTGCATTGGCACCAAATGTAGTAGATGGGTATGACGATCTAGCGTACGATCTTAGCACTATCTATTACCGTAAGAACTACAATGATCTTCGTGATATCCTCTTGTACAATCTATCGCTAATTGGTGAAGAATTACCGGAAGCAATCCTTCCTGGTTTTGAGCCAACAAGCGGAGTCGTAACATCTGCCCCTGAACCTACCCCTAATGAAATGCCAACTCAACAAACTCGTCCTCAAGGAACAAAGAAAGTAGCCTTGAAACTTGATGATGATGACGATGGTGTACCATTCTCTGGTGGAACCAAAATTAAAACTCAATCGGTGCAAGCTGCTGCTGCTGCTGCTGATCTAAATATGGATGATATCAAGGATCTTGCTGATTCAGTCCTAGGTGACTAAGGAGGTCAATATGTCAAGTATTCAAGAGTCGTCTCAATTTGAACGAGTTATCGAATATTCAAAGAAATTAGAAAAGATTGCGGAGGGTGCCAACACTATGTTGGCACCCCTTATGATGCGGGATTTCATTATTGCAATGGATGTCACATCTGATTTGCTTGCAAAAGCAATCCGCAATGATTTACGCGCAACAGCAATACTAAAACAATCTGAGGCTGAAGCCTACTTCGATCGTGCACCTGAGTTCCTAAAATCAAAAGGGGTAAAAGAAAGCTCTGAGGCTAAGAAGATGTACATACCTACAGATCCAGCTGTTATAGAGGCTGTCAATGATAAAGCAAAGACAGAAGCCATGACAGTATGGCTGAAAAACAAGTTGCAAGAGTTTCGGATGGCACATGATGATGTAAAAAAGATGGCTTATACAAGTGATTACAGTAACTCACCGAATGAGGGAATGTAGTGGATGCAGTAATGAGATTTTGGTACACATGTTACAAGGTATTAGGTATGACTATACCTAATGAGATCGAACCATCATCATCACATCTCTTTGCAATGCTAGAGGAAGAGATGAGGTACTGCAATCCTGCACCGCGTGGTGTTTCAGCTCTAATGTATCAATTTCAAGAAAAAACAGTATATATTAACATAGTGCCACGGCACAAGTCTACGGACAGATAGGAATGTTATGACTAATAAATGGATGAGTAAATTAGCTAAAGACGTTGGCAAGATGGCAACAGATATGTCATCGCCCTCAGAGAATGTAGTTAAGCTACCTTCACCTTCTCTTAATTGGGTTGTAGGGAATGGAGGTGTTACGAGAGGGAAAGCCTTAACGCTCTTCGGTCCAGAATCTGGTGGCAAATCTTTACTAATGCAGTTAATCCTTATTCAGCTTTTAAGAGATAATCCAGAAAGCTTTTGTATTTTATTTGATGCAGAATATTCTTTTAACCCTGATTGGTTTAGAAAACTAGCGGGGTTTACTACCGATCCGACAGAGACTCTCGATGCAGAAGATATCGTGTCAAGACTTATTGTTCGACAGTCAAATGATCCATTGAAAATCTTTGATTATATCGAAGGTGAGATGCAAGAGTTAATTCAGGACGGTTGTCCAATTGTCGGACTAGGTATTGATTCTGTTAAGTCCATTAGGTATCCAAAAGACATTAAAACACAGACCACCAAGATGGTTATGGGTGGCAGCGGAGCTGCATATCTTGGTTCTGCTCTTAAAGGTGTCTTACCAGTAATTCGTGATCATGATATCACTACTGTCTTAGTTCAACAAGTCTACGAAGAAATGGATGAATGGAAAAAGATGACAAATCCATATATTGTTCCTGATGGAAGAGCACTGAAACACTTCTCTGATTACATGCTAGAGGTCACGAGGATTGATACTAAGGCAGGTAGATTAGAATCAGGTAAGAACATGTACGGCGGGGCGCAACAAGTCGGACACATTGTACGCGTTCGTGGTAAGAAAAACCGTGTTGGTGCCCCATTCAGGGCTGGAGAATTTGCTCTATCTTATACGGAAGGTGTGGTCAACGTCGCTAATGAGATATTTGAGCTGGGAAAATCTTTAGGATTAGTTTATCACCCCAAAAACGATGCAACTGGTAAAGTAAATAATCAGATGTGGAAATTTGGAAACCATGATGCTATCCGTGGTGAGGCAAATATGTTAAAGTGGGTTGAAGAGAATAAAGATGTTCAATTAGAAATTGAGCAAGCATGCTATACAGTAGATAGCGATGCAGCCATTACTAAACGTAATGAAGAACTTGGCTATTCTAATGATCTAGTCAGTAAGATCTTGGAGTAAAAAATGAAAATTCTTTTCATTGGAGATATGCATCTCAAAATATCTAAATTCGACCTATCCAAACGTTTTCTTGCTTGGATAGGTACTACTATTAAAGAAGTACAGCCAGATTTAGTTGTAAACTTAGGTGATACGTTCGACACCCATGCTATATTGAGATCCGAGATCCTATATGAATTCAAGAAACATGTAGAAGATTGTCCAGTACCATACATATATGTTTTAGGTAACCACGATAGATTTAAGCCGAATGACGATACATACCATGCACTCCAATCTTTTAATATAGATGGATTTAGAGTAATAGATAAACCCACAGATATTGAAGAGATATCTTTCATTCCATATATGCATGATTTTGTAAATTTCCCAAAAGAAACTAAACCAATTTGTATTGCTCACCAGACTTTCGTAGGTGCTGATTACGGCTACTATCGTCCTGATGTGGGAGTAGATGCTGACAAGATCTCAGCTGAAATTATAATCAGCGGTCATATACATAAAAAACAGAATTTCGGAAAAGTCTATTACCCTGGTGCCCCATTTGCACATAATCTTGGAGACATAGATCAAGAAAAAGGAATAACAATCTTCGACACCGCTACATACAAGATGGAGTTTATCTACTCCCCCTTCCCTAGATGGCGCGGTATAAAATTAGAGATAAGCGATACTCTGCCTGTTAACGATCTTCATAAAACTATAATTTCTAGCATAGATGATAATCCTAATAAAGATAATTGGGTGATAGATATCACTGGGCCTAAGGCTGAAATAATTTCTTATTTAGACTCTAAAAAATGGTCAGATCTTCAAAAAAAGCAACCAATAAGAGTTCGTCCAACATATACAGATAATAATAGGGTAGAAAAGAAGAAGATCTCGTCTGTTGCTATTTCAGATATTGTTTGTGATTATGTTGATACAATTTATACGGGGTCATTAGAAAAAACTGCTCTAAAAGACAAGGCAGTACAACTACTGAATAAGACAGATAAAAGCAATGTTTAACTATATACCTATGGTATATTCTATCATAAGAGGTTACTATGAGTGACAATATTAGCATACATGATCACATGGATCACCAAAGGTGGTTGTTAGAACATGGGTTCATAAACGATTTACATAAAGATAATCTTTACATGTATGGAGCTATTGCTCATAAAGATATTAATGCCTTAGAGTTAGATGTCAACATCGAAAAGAAGATAATAACATATACAATGTTTTGTACTAGTTCTTTGTTGGGTAAAATAGTTAAGTATAAGCAGTTATCACAGTCCAAAAATCTTTATGGGTTGTGGAAATTTAAAAGATTGCTTAAAAAAGAAGGGAATCTGAATTTTAAGTTCTTATTAGATAAATTCGTAATAGATTATTGTGGTCCAAAATGGAAAGTAGAGCTGAATTTAAAAGATTATAAAAGTTATGAAGATGGATTCGATGAAGAAGAATCAAAAGAAAGTGGAGCAGCTGATAAACAGCTTAGCCCATAATGAAGATATTAAGCAAGATCTATGGTTAGATTATCTAACTGGTACAGATCTTAGTCTTTTAGTCTTCAAAGCATATCAGCATAAATTAAAATATTACTCGCAAACAGTAGATAATGTACTCCTTAATGATCTGCTATATAACCCCCCTAAAGAAGAATTTATAGAAAAATTCACAGATTGTGAAAAAGAACTCATGTGTTTATTTGCTTTGGGTTATAATATAGGTGAAGTTTGTGTACACTTGGGTATAAGCCTAGTAGGTGTTAAACAGTTACTTTCAACTATACAAAGTAAGAAAACATGGAGTGAAAAATGGCTCTCAAGAGATCTTTTACAGAACAAGAGCGATACGGCTTAACTGAAGAAGAAATTAAGCGTGCAGAGAAGTACCTAAGAAAGCATAAGACAGCTGGTGCTGTTAGTGAACTAGAGTCAATGAAGTTATACGAGATGTATATTGTTGGTTGTAGTTTTCACGAAATCTATCAACAATTCCCACAACATACATTAGATCAAATCATCTTGACAGCAGCCTTAAGAGGTTGGCCGAGAGATAGAGACAAGATGATGGGATCTCTTCGAGATAGAGTTCAAGCAAAAGTTGTAAAATCAGTCATTGAGCAAGTCGACTTCTTAACTACTATGTTATCTGTAACTAATGCAGAGCATATAGAATCAATGAAAAAGTATGTTATCGATCCAGATAATAATCCTGCCCCAACAATCAGAGTTCAAAACATTAAAGAATATAAAGAGGTAGTGGAGACACTACATAAGTTAGTAGCCGGGGCAACTGGTGCAGTCAAGAACAGTAAATCATCTGCAATGTTTGATACTCTAGACCCCAAGCCTTCAGCGAAGAAGTTACCTGGTAAGGAAAAAGAGCCTGATAATGATATCGCGGATATTATTGCTGAAGTAATAGAATAAATGGAGCTACATTGACAATAGGTAAAACAAAAAAGACGCTAACAGCGAGTCAAAGTTTAAAAGCACTTCTGACACCGTGTAAAACAAAAGAACAATTAAAAAATTGGATACGATACCATTTACATATGGATATTCCTGATTTTACTGTATCTAGATATGCAGATACGAACCCCTTAGATGCAATCTGGAGCATTTATAACATATGCGTTAACGCTGATAATCCCGATGAGATCGAAGAGCTCTTATATGTTGCTAGTCGTGGTTCTGGTAAGACGCTAGGTGTTGCGATAGCAGAATTATTAATTATGCTCCATGATCAGCGCGACATAGTGCATGTTGGTGCTATCATGTCGCAAGCGAAGAGGTGTTACGACTATCAGATGGGGTTCATGCTTAATGATAAGTTAAGACCTATATTAAAACAATATATAAGAGGGGATGAAAAAATCCTTGAAAAATTAAACATGGAAAAATCTATGTTTAATCTTATCGATAAATTCAGCAAGCACATGGTTAAAGTATCATTAGAAGTATTGCCTTGCACTCTCAAGGCAGTTAACGGTCCGCACGTTCCACTAGTGGTAGTGGATGAGATTGACACCGTATCTGGTGAAGGGCTGAGAGCCTTTAAAGATATTGAGGGAATGCTCGATTCTAAAGGACAGAGACGTGGTTTGCGAGTTGGTATATCTACAAGAAAATCTAGATACGGATTAATGAATAAGCAAATTGAAGACGCAGAGGAAGCTGGACGTACAGTTAGGTATTGGACTGCATTGGAGTTTACAGAGCGTTGTCCTGATGAGAGATCGGGAACCGACAAGGTTAAAGCATATGTCCTTCAAGAAGATATGGATATTCTCACAGAAGAAGTTTGGAGTAAAAAATCAAAAGCTAAACGCGAAGAGTACTTCGAGAACGATTTTCCAGGATCCAACTGTCTAAAGTGCCCACTTGGAGCTCTATGCCTAGGTGATGCTAAATTACAACAATGTAAATCAGACATGCTTAAACCTATTACCGACCCTATTAAGAAAGCAATGGGGCAAGGTGCCGATTGGGCTATTTCTCAACTTTTTAATCTTAAACCTTCAGTTGAAGGAATAATCTATAAAGAATTTGAAGAAAGAAAGCATGTTAAGAGTTGGTCCGATATGTGGCTCATATTGACAGGTAAGGAGTACCCTGGCGAATGTGACCATGATATATTTGTAAAAAAATGCCATGAGATGCAATTAACTTGTTATGCGGGTATTGACTGGGGATGGTCTAATCCATCAACTGTAGTTTACTTCTTTGTCGATAGTAGAGAGACAATATATGTAGTTCGATGTGAGGGACAGACTCACACTAATAATCCTACTTGGGCTCAAACAATAAAAAGCAAGTGGCATCAAATGTATCGCTGCCAGTTATATTTTCCTGATATGGCGAATCCCGGCGATGGTGTAACCATGAAGCAAGAAGGATTACCATGTCCATCTAAGCAAACTAAAGATACTGATGGAGGCATTCAAGTTGTTAAAAAATGGCTTAGAAGCCTTGCTTCACCAGTACCTAAAATGTATTTCGCTAAAGAGACCTGCACTCACATTATAGAAGAGTTTGGTCTATATCATTATAAGACAGACGCCGCTGGAGTTATAACAGAAGATCCAGCTAAAGAGTACGATCATTGGCTGGATGCTTTACGTTACGCAATGTATGCACTTTTTAGCAACACTACATTAATTACAGGTGATACGACAGAATTATCAGCTGATACTATAGTCGACGGTGTGGGTAATTTCGCAAGAATGCCCAATCCAGAAGAATTTGCCCATGCTAGAGGTATTACTGTTAATACCGACATAGATACAAGCAAACTTGGTAAAATTGGAACAGCATCGGAACTTGAAGATGATGAAGAAGAGGCCATCGGCGGCGACGGTAGTTTCTTGTGGTCTTTCTAGCACAACTTTTAGAGGTAAAAAATGGGATTCTTTGATAATCTTACAGGTAGTATTCGAGATTCACTTCGTGGTGATATCGATGAGTTGTTAAAAGCAGATGCTGACGCTCTGCCAGATCACGCTATGGAATCAGATAATAAAGGCGCTATTGGTCAGAAAGCGATAATTGATGATCCGTTCTTCGATCAAGTGCATCAACATTTTATTTTTAAGAATAAGATGTCTAGGTTATCTAATAAAACCCTAAAAGACACGTCTGTAAGGGACTGGTTAGTATCAGCTATCATTCAAGCACGTGTAGATACCATGTTAATGTTTGCTAGACCACAGAGACGTCAGTTTGACATGGGGTATCGGATAAAGAAAAAAGATGGTGACGAACATCTTACTTCGCAAGAGAAGCAAGAAATTGCAGATTTAGAAGATTTTATCTTAAACTGCGGTCGTAAAGACGGAACTCCAGCTGGTGAAGAAATGCTTTTTGCTGAGTTCCTTAAGCTATGTGCTAGAGACGCAATTACGTTCGGCCATATCGCTGTTGAAAAAATCTTAACTAGAAGTGGCGGTCTTCATAGGATACGTCCAATTCCTGGTGAGTCTATGTATCTTATCAATCAAGAAACAAGTAGAGAGATTATCCAAAAAGAGATTGCTTCGGCCCGTAAGATGACAATGCGAGCTAAAGAATTTGGAGACAATAATCCAAATGCTGATCTTGAGATAAATGAACCAGATATAGAATACTTTAAGTATGTGCAGATGTCTTATGACAATAGGGTACTGGCTGCATTCGGCGATGAGGATATGATTTGGAAACTAGCAAACCCTCAAAACTTTGCTGATTCTATGGGGTATTGCTATTCTGTACTTGAATTAGCTATTATCAATGTAACAAATCATTTAAACGTAGAAAATTATAATGCTAACTTTTTTACTCATGGTTATGCGGCACGAGGAATTCTCCATTTAAAAGGGACAGTTACTCAAGCACAAATGTCATCTTTTAGACGACAGTTCTATAATACTATTTCAGGTGTTCAAAATGCTTGGCGAACTCCAATTATTGCTGGTCTAGACGACGTTCAATGGGTGAGTCTCACTGGTAGTGCTAGAGAGATGGAATATCTAAATTACAACAATCATCTAATGAGAGCGTTATGTACTCAATTTCAGATCGACCCGGTCGAATTAGGACTTGATTACTTAACTAGTTCAACTAGTGGTGCGTCCATGCAACAAGCAAATAACGAGTATAAGATTACTTACTCTCGTGAAAGAGGATTAATGCCTCTACTTATGATGTTCGAAGATACTATTAACGGGAATATCATTCCTGCTATCGACAAAGAACTAGCTAAGAAATATGAATTTAAATTTGTTGGATACACTGATGAGACACCACAGACCAACGTGGCACTGCTACAGGCTGAGATGACAGTTAATGCATCAATGAATGATCTTCTTCGTGCCTCTGAGAAAGAAGCAACTAAACATCCTATCTTTGATCTACCTCTTAATCAAACTTTTTGGGAATTAGCTAACTCTCTATTGACTAAGGCAGAGCAGAGAGAACTATTCTTAGATGATAAGCAAGCAAAAGGTAAACGAGAACTTGCTTACTTCCCTGGAGATCCGGCCTTTATGGGGTGGCAACAAATGCTCATGACTCTCGATAGGTCTAAGCAGCAGGATAAGATGCAAGCTCAACAGATGCAAGCAGAACAACAACAGCAAGAACAAGCTGGACAACAACAAGAGCAGCAAGGACAGCGTGAACAAGAACAACATGATTCAGAAATGGATGACCAAAAAGCTAGACAAGCTCATGCAGCTGTCCAGCACGAGAGTCTTAAAGATTCTGCTAAAGCTTCAGGTGCAGCCTCTAAACCTTTAAATATTGGTGGAAAAATGGTAAGCAATCCACTAAATGATGACGATATAGAAGAATAGGTTAGTATAATATATTCATGGATGAATTAGATTATATTTATAAAAAAAACAGCAATCATAGATATTATAAATCTACTTGCGGTACTTGCGGTATTGATCGTGGCTATAAGCGCAAACACTTAACTAAAACTACATGTGCTAGTTGCGCTAGTAAAAAGCGTCAAACTAATCCCATGCTTGGACGTTCTCATTCTAATAGAGAAAAATTTCGCAAACATAATTATTTACATTATGACTATAACGATGTGTCTGTTAGGTTTTCTAAAGCAGGCAATAAGTGCGTTAGATACCGCAAGCATTGCCCATGTTGTGCAACCGATATGGGGTACCATCGTAATATTGATGGCGATAGGGTATGCAGAGGGTGCCAAGCAGATAAGGTCCGCATGTATACACCTGAACAAAAACGTATCAAGTCGTCTATGAAAGCAAGTATAAGCGCTAGACTTCGATCACGCAATTCTAGTAAAAACTATACATCTACTTTTTTAATGCTCTCTTATACTCTTGAAGAATTATTGGAACGATTAGAATCTAAGTTCACAGAAGGCATGGCTTGGGATAATTATGGTATGTGGGAAATAGACCACATAACACCTGACTCATGGTTTAGTTATGAGTCGTATAATGATGAAGGATTCATGGAGTCGTGGTCATTAGGTAATTTACAACCTTTGTGGAAATCTGAAAACGCAAGCAAAGGTAATAGATATAAGGGGTAATTAATGAGTTTTATAGTACTTGAAGGATTAGATAGGACAGGAAAATCAACTGTAGCCGAACTATATCGAAAACGGGGATTCGAAGTTATTCATATGTCTGCTCCAGACGCTAAGTATAATGAACCTGGATATTCTGGCCCATCGTATTTAGATGATATTTTAGATTTATATATGAAATACGATAATAAAGATGTTATCTTTGACAGATCGATTTATGGTGAGTGGATCTGGCCACATGTTTACGGTAGAAAAGCGATGCTTTCAGATGACGATCTTGAAATTCTTCAAGAATTCGAAGATAGAAATCAAGTTGAAAAAATTCTCCTTGTTGACCCCGATGTAGAAGCTCATTGGAAAAGATGCGTAGAAAATAAAGAACCCCTAACTCGTCCACAATTTAATATAGCCAGCAAATTGTTTACCAAGCTGGCTCATAACTTTAATTTCATGCCGAGGCAATTAAGTGACTTTAAACCAGAGACTCCAGACAGTAAGAGCGACGATACTACTTCTCTCAAAAAAAGCGAAGACCCACAACCTATCGATGCGAGAAAAGTTTCGACTTCTGAAGGCGATTCCGACACTACTATTCCTGGCAAAGCTGGAGAGGTTTCAAAAACGGAAGATGGAAAAACCAAAGAGCAAAATATCCTTGAAAAGGCCAATGCCATCAACACGATACTCTCGAAGAGAATAGTTAAGCAAAAAGGCGCAACTTTCGATCTCATAGAGTCAAATATCAAGGATTACTTAAACCACCAACTTAAAACCTTATTCAACGGCGGTACAAGTATAAAAGAATTAACCAATGATGAAGTTTTAGTTTTAAAGCTATATGCTAAAAGAATCTTAGATAAACAAAAGGAGAAAACATGAAGCAACGCAAAGCACCAACAAAGAATGAATTAGCTCAAAACATTAAAGGGAAGACAGATGATCTCGATAAGCGAGTTGAGCAATTAGAGATGGCAACACGTGTCTCTCAAATGCTAACTCAGCAAGTAGGGAATTCAATGTCTCAACTTGCTGCAGATCTTAGAGAGATTGCAAATAGGCAACGCGATATTCAATACCGTCTTTCGGCTATTCAAGAGATTGATAAAGACCTCAATGTAGAAGATGTTAATGCCTTAGCTGAAAAGAAACAAATCGTTGATTTTACTAGTGCATCAGATAAAGAGAATACTGATTTAGGTTTCACTCCTGGTGAAGTAATCAATAGCGAAAGTGTTGTTGTTTTCACTACAACTGCGAATGCAGAAGGCAAAAGTATCCTACGTTCTAAACTAGCATTGACAGAAATTGCTCTTCCAGAGTTTAAAGATTCACTTATTGATCGTAAAGCAGGCGACAGTTTCACTGCTGATCTTCAGGGTGTAGAGCATGAAGTTACAGTGTTAGAGGTTTTTCAGAAACCATTAGTTGAAGAAGTTGCTGAACCAAGTTCAGGACAAGAAGCTTAATATGGACTCTAGATGTTTAAAGCAATTAGAAAATCTTCCCACTGAATGGTGCGACTTAGCTGTTCAGCGCTTAAAAGCTATTCGTGGTTATTCTGGTAATTTATCAGAAGAGAAAGAAGCTGAACTACCGGGTTGTCCATGGGCAGTCTCGCATCAATTAGCTAATTATTGCTTTTTTAAATTAATTAAGCATCATATGCCAGACCATAAAGATTTATCAGATATGGAGATAGCTCATTTTTGTGGTGTAAGTATAGACACCATTAAGAAGAGTGAAAAGAAGGCGTTAGAGAAAATACGCAAAACTGACTCTTTTGAAGAGATTGTAGATAAAAAGAAGTGATAGTATAATATCAATGCGCATCCCCATGAACCCGTTTAATTAGGCTGAAAAGTCATTAGTTAAGCGGGTTCTCTCATTTCCAGTAAGTTATGTAGTATAATAGTCTATATGGGAAAGAAAACACTTGAAATAGACATGATAGCAGGCAGTCAACTTAGAGATACACAGGGAGAAATGCTCAGTGTAGAAGGAGCTGATATATCTGAATTAGAGGCTGGCAGGGGGCGTTTAAACGACAACCACGGCAAAGGGTTCTTTAATTCTATTGGAAAAGTAACTGGTGCTAAAAAGATACTTAAGGCAGAAGATTGTACAGATCCTCGCCATACATATTACTGGAATAAAGTAAAATCTCCTTTCATATACGTTCAAGGAGAACTATATAACGATAGTGATCACCCCAACGCAAAAGCGGCTGCAGCTATACTAAGGAATATCCATAAGACGGATTGCCCTTTGAGACTAAAGGCATCTGTTGAAGGTGGAGTTGTAGCTAGAGGCATAGCAGATACCAATTTGCTAGCTAGGACCAAAATACATTCAGTCGCACTGACTTTTACTCCTGCTAATCAAGCCACCCTAGTAGAGCCAACCAGTTTAGCGAAAAGCTCAAATTGGGAAGAAGATGAAAAACTAATCAAATCCGTTGTGCACTTAGCAAAGACCAACGTGCCATCTTTCCGCCACATAACTCGTCATGCTTCTGCTGAAAAATTAATGGAAAATCTCAATAAAATTCAAGATTTAGCATCATCTATAGGCATAGAGATTAAGATGCCTTATGAAGACGTAGACGACATAATTAAGAATTCTATACAGTACAAGTTACGAAAAAATATAGAAAAAATTAACGATATCATCAGTAGTGCTAAATGTGCCACCGAAGACAATAGCTTCAATAATTTTAAGACATTATTCGAATCCTATGCAGAACTCAAAAAAGCCTTAAGTTCTCAGCATCCATATCCAGAGCATAAAATGAGAATCGGCGACCAAGAAGCCCACAAGATGACAGATGCACAGAATACATCTCACGCTGGGCAATATGCTGAAAAAGCAGCAAATGCTAAAAATAGCAATCTAAAGAGTGAACTGACAACGATGGCCAATTACCATCAATCATTCGTATCTCCTAGTCATCGCCACGTAGTTAAATTCGAGAAAGCTCTAACTGCTGGTTACGGCGGCGGTGGTATCCCTACGGATATGACTGGTGGTTCAGTTATTCAATCAGAGTCTGTAAGTGACGGATTTAAGTACACAACCTGTAAAGACTGTGGCCATGAACAAGTTTACATGGCTAACCAGGTTAAGTGCCGAGAATGCAAAAAGAGTTTATCTTTTGAAGACCTAGTTCAGATGATGGTATAACCTGAGTAATACCCGAGTATGTTTAACTTTGTATATATGATATAGTAAATATCGCATTAAGCGGTTTGCAAATCAACTTAATTAAGGAGTAATTTTAAATGGCTAATAAAGTAGCAATTCTCGACAAAATCGCTCGTAACATGGGGCAACGCGGATTATCTGCAGCACGTGTAGGCGAAACAGTCGAAGTAACAAAAGCAGGCGGTACTGGAGATGTTCTAGTAGTATCCTATGTAGAAAAAGATATCCAAGCGCCAATGGGCGGAGTAAGTGACCAATCGTCACCATTCCTAGGAATTGGTATCGCAGCACCTGGTCAAATCAAGATCAAAGGCGCAGCAGCAGAAACAACAATCGCAGCAATTATGGATGACGGTGATGCATTAATATTACTAGCTGAGTGTACTGCACATGCTAACGATGTTGTCATTGAGAGCGGCGCAGATACAACTGAGCTAGCTAGGATCGCTGGATTATCTGATGTTATCGGATTAGGTCAGTAAAAACCATTTAACTTATGAAAGGATTCGACATATGAATGAAGAAATGATGAAAAGTCTAGTGTCTTTAATCGACGAATCTCTAGCAGAGATCGAAGAACTTAAAAAGTCTGATCGTTTTTCCGCTTCTGAAGTTAAAATTGGTGATTCTGAGGGTCTTGCTGGTAAGGACAAAAACGGTTCTTTAGGTAAAGAAGATGCTGAGAAAGCTGACGATGATGACGAAGACAAAGACGACAAAGACGACAAAGACGACAAAGACGACAAAGACGACTGCGTAGATAAAGCTGAAGGAAAGAATTCCGAAGCTGACCCTAATGCAGGAAATCATAAAGTTGTTAAAGGTGATGACGAAGACGACGATGAAGATGATGATGACGACAAAGACGACGCTAAAAAAATGGATGATGACATGGGTAAAGGTGAAGGAAAGAATTCCGAAGCTGATCCTAATGCAGGAAATCATAAATTAGTCAAGTCTATGCAAGAGTCTGAGACTTTAATGAAGTCTTACGTTGATGAAAAAATTGGCAGTCTTGAAGGAAAACTCGAAGCAATAGTTAAAGCGGTTCAAGTTTTAGCTGATTCTCCAGTCCCTTCTAAGAGTTCTTCTTATAAGAACGTACAGCCTCTTAATAAATCAGAGCCTGAATTTGAAGCACTTAATAAGTCTCAGATTGTTGAAAAACTTTTTGATCTTAAGAAGAGCGGCGAAAAAGTAGACACAGTAGATATCGCAAGCGCTGAATTGGGTAATCCAAGTGAGCTTGTTAAAATCGTTAATAAGTACAACATTAAATAAGGAGTTTGTCTAAAATGGCATTTAACGAAGCAGTAAATTCAATCATGCAAGGCATCGAGCAGGGTCTCGTAACTCCTGATGAAGTTGAAAATTTAACCAAAGCTATCACGGCTGGTTATGGTGGAGCTGGAAAGCCGACCGACCTAACCTATGGTGGTGTAATCCAAACAGAGTCACTAGAGACAACTCTTAAGAGTGTCACTTTTGATATGAAAAACCTTAAGTTATGGCCTGCGATTAGTATCGACAAAGCATATAACTTATTTGAGCAGTACAACCGATTAACTGGTTACGGTTCAGATTCTAGTCCTTACATTGGCGAAGGTGGAGCTCCTCAAGAAGAAGATTCTACTTACATCCGTGATGGACAAAGAATTGTGTTCTTTGGTACTAGACGTAAAGTCTCTCACCAAATGACTCTTGTCCGTACAACAGTTGGTGATGTTGTTGCACAACAGGCTAAAGAAGGTACTATGCATCTTCTTAAGAATGTTGAGCGAGAAATGTATTGGGCACACAGCCACTTTACAGACGCTGTAGGGCAACAATCAGGTTCTACTTCAGACCTTCCAGCAGATTCTCTTGCTATGAACGGTCTTCTTCAGCAACTTCTTAGAGGTGACGACGATGCTCAACAGCATTCTGGTGACTTTGAAGGATACGGTTCATTTGAATCAGTTATCCGTGATCAAGCTGGATCAGTAATGACACAAGATGATATCGAAGAGTTATCAGTGATTCTTTTAGAGAATTTCGGTTCTCCATCTGAGCTTCACATTGAGCCACTAGCGCTTAGCTCATTCGTTAGACAATTCTATCCACAATTCCGATCTGCTCCAGGTCTCGCTAATCAAACAGTTGGTTACGATGTATCTAAGGTTCAGACAACAGCAGGAACTTTGGATCTTAAGCCTAACTTGTTCTTACGACCACGTGCTCGCGCTCGTGCAAAAGCAGTTAATTCTAATGCTCCTGGTCTTCCAGCAGCAGTCGGAACTGCCGGTTCTGCTGGTGGAGATGGTAAATTAGCTCAAGGTGTTTATCAGTATAAAGTAACTGAAGTTAATGATTTTGGAGAGTCTTCTCCTCGTCAAGCTACTGCTGCCACCACTACTGGTGATGATGCTTCAGTAGTTCTTACAATGCCGACCCCATCTGCTGGAACAAAATACTTTAGAGTATATCGTTCTGCTACTGGTGGAGCTGTTGGATCTGAAGAGTTCGTTGGAAACTACAAGGTAGGTCTTTCTGCTTATGTGGATGTTGGCGAAAAACAACCAGGTCTTGGTGAAGCATTTATGCTTGACCTTAACGCAGAGTGCATGCGATTCAAGCAATTAGCACCACTTAGCAAGATTAATTTTGCTATCGTGACTACTGCTCTTGAGTTTGCAGTTGTACTTTACGGAGCGCTTTTCGTATACACACCACGTTTCAATGGTGTATATAGGAACATGGGTAAGTAATTTATCTAATACGCAATTAACTAAAGAGGGCTTCGGCCCTCTTTTTTTATTTGTATAATATGTATATGGAATTCTATTAATAAAGGGGAACTCATATGCGTGCAAAATATATCTGCTTAGAAGGGACTGAGGGGGTAGGAAAAACTACTCAAACAGAAAAACTAGTCCAGTACCTAATAGATAAAGGCTATAAAGTTCTAAAAACAAAAGAACCCGGAACACCACTATCTCCTCTAACCATGCAATTACGGGGCATCATGTTAGATGCTCAATACGAAAACGAAATGACAGTTCCCGCAAGAGAATTAGTTAGTCAAGCAATCAGATCAATCCACTTACAAAATGTAATCAAGCCAGCCTTAGAAGAATATGATTTTATTATTCAAGATCGTGGGATCCTATCTGGTCTAGCATACGGTACGACATGCGGCAACGACATAGAATGGTTGAATGATTTAGCATGTAAAGTCAACTGTATCAACGATGATTACACTGAAATGTATGACAAAATAGTATATTTGACTGGAGATGTTTCTAAAGGATTAGCGACGGCATTAGATTCTAAACAAGAATTTGAAGCTGGAGATGCCATGGAAGCAATGGGAAATGACTTCATGCATAAGGTCGCAGATAATATGCAAGAATTCGCAACACACTTCGAAACTGATATAATATGTGTTGATGGTAAAAATATCAATGAAGTATTTAAGGAGATATTAATCTCCTTACAATTGGAGTAACTATGACAGACAATGTATCAAAAAAAGAAGCGAAAAAGCTAAAAGAAGAAATAAAACTTCAAGAAGCTAAAGCTAAAGAAGACGCTAAAGCTAAAGAGGAAGCCGACCGCGAAAAGAAAGTAGATGAGATAATATCTGCTTATTCAGAGATAGCTGATACTAAGGGCTATGTCAGTATGAATGATATGATTGACGCGGGGTATACAAAAGATACTATTTCATATTATTTTCGAAACCTTGCTCGTCTTAATAAGGCAGCTCGTGAAAAATACCCTGAATCTTTTTTCGATGTTTATCTTAATGAATTAATAACACCAGAAAATTTACATAAAATGCAAACTGCAGTTAAAGATCATAAGCGATTCTTTGTAACTACTGCGGTGACGGGGTGTAGAGCTAATGATGAATTCATAGCTTCAATAAAGAACTTTTGCTCTAGGAATAACGCGCATGCATTAATACTGGTGGCTTCAGATCCTGCTCACAATAAGTTTGCACCAGGTGCAAATTATGGAACAGTAGATGCACAACTAGCTAATGATCCTGATATCTCTATAGTCGTTTCAGATATAGCGCTTAATACTAATCTATGTATTAGTACGGTAAAGTTGAGTGCTAAAGCTATAGACCCAGCTACAAGTATGGGCCGTATCGCTTCTAAAAATGGAACCTTCATATTCGCTTCTCCTAAGCAACGATTAAAAGCAATTCCAATATCAAATAAGAAGTTCCCACATTATGTGATGACTACTGGGGCTGTTACTGTAGCTGATTATTCTACAGATAACTATATGAGTGGAAGAACTGCTTTCATTGCAGAACATGATCATGTAGTGGGTGGATTAATCGTCGAGGTTGTAGATGATGATAAATATCATTTCAGACAGGTCCAGGTGGACGAGGATGGCGCGTTTATCGATCTTGGTGTACAATATCACGCTGATGGCAACGTCAATAGGATCGCGCCTGAGGCGTTCGTATTAGGTGATTGGCATTCGGGTTCAACAGATCCGCTTGCTAAAGGTGCTTGGTTTGAAATTGCTAAACTATTAGATGTGCAGAAGATGATTATGCATGACTTATTTGATGCTGAGTCCATAAATCACCATGAACGTGAGAATGTAATCTCTAGAGCTAGAAAAGTAGAGAAAAACAAACATGATCTAAAGAGTGAAGTACAGTTTTTAGTTAATGACCTAAATGAACTGACCGATATAGTTAAAGAACTAGTTATTGTTAAGTCAAATCATGATGAATTTCTAGATCGATACTTAACGAGTGGTTACTATGTTAAAGATCCACAGAACCACCGCTATGCTTTAGATTTAGCCATCGTTGCAATGGACGGTGAAGACCCATTAGTACACGCAGTATATTCAGCTGTAGGGCTCAAGAAGCCAAATAATATAAGGTGGTTAGATAGAGATGAAGACTTCAAACTCGCTGGGATACAACTTGGAGCGCATGGTGATCTCGGGGCCAATGGCTCGCGGGGAGGTATTAAGACAATTGAAGCTTCATACGGATTGTCCATCACTGGGCATGCACATACTCCTGAGATTCTACGAGGTGCTTGGCAAGTTGGAACTACTTCCCTCTTAAAATTAGGTTATAATCGTGGTCCTAGTTCATGGATGCATGCTAGTTGTTTAGTATATCCAAATGGGTCACGTCAAATGATTAATGCAATCAATGGTGATTGGAGATTAGAAGAAGATTCATATTTTGAGTCATCTTCGTGAGAGGAGCACGTTGTGCAATTTAAAGAGATAGAGACTAAATATGACGCTGATAATATAAAAATGTCAGATTTCTTGAAAATCGTAGAGAATCTACCTATTCGCAAGAAATTAATGGTTTCTTCTTATGATGAGTACTACACTAATGATGATGGAAATTTTGTTAGATATCGTCATCATACAGATCGCGGCGAACTAACTGTCAAAAGAAAGACAAATGACAAAAACAACCTTGATAGGATCGAAGTAAATCTTCCTACTATTGGTGACAATGTCAAGACTACGTCCGCTTTCCTTGGCCTTCTCGGATATGAGCCTAATTTTAGCATATATAAGACATGCAATATATTCTGGACAGATAAAGTTGACCTAGTTTACTATGTTGTCTATGACATGGAACTTAAAGAGAAGCGTCGTTTTATAGAGATTGAGGCAGATGAAGAGCTAGAATGGGAATCAGAAGAAGAAGCATGGGAAGAAATCCTTAAATATGAGAAGATGTTAGAGCCACTCGGCATCACACCTAAACATCGTCTTCGTAAAAGTCTATTTGAAATATTCAGAAAGTAACAAAGACACCGAAGTCTAGCAGTGTCGGTTAGTAACCTTATGTGGTATAATTACTATAGTAATATAGAATACATAATAAGAGGATAACTAATGAAAACTACTAATATTCCTGCTGGTTCCCAGCGGATGTCGCAAGTCGGTCTAGTGTGGCAAGAAGTCATTACTGGCGGTACTGGCACTTTTAAAGTGAAATTTCAACAATCTTTTAGAGTAAGTGCTACAGCAGCAGCTACTGTGACTATTGATGGAGAATTAGCCATGACTATGCAATCGGGCGAAGTTGAGATATTCTGTGCAGGTACAGGTAGCGCAGATGATAGATCTACTGTTGAAGTTGTCATAACTGGCGGCGCAAATGTACAAGTAGCAAAAGATATCGAAACAGGTAGACGTACTAGATAATAGGAGTTTTAAATGAAGTTAGGTAGCTTCAGGGAACTTCTTCTTAAAAAGTGTGAAGACGATTCCCTTAAAGGTTTAATAAAATTTGCTAAAGAAGATATCATTGCTGAGCTAGTATTTGAGTCATTAGAGAAAATGGCTGACGCTAAGCACAAGGGGGATTCAGCCAATATGGCACTGAGAAACTTTGGCTCAGAGATGGATAGCGAAACACACCCTGACATGATTAGAGATGCTTTAGGTCACCATGCTTCTAGGTACAAAGCTGCTGTTGGTGCAAACAGACAAGATCTAGCGAATGCTCATGCGAAACAATTCTATAGCATTATCAATACTTCCCATCTTGCACAAAAACATTCCGACGGAAAATTAGATGTAAATGCTGTATCTCCTACTCCCTGGGAGCGTCATTCAAAACTAAATCAATATGATGATGATAGTGCAATGGTACAAGCAGGTAAGAGAAAGTCTGGCCAGTTTGTCACCGATACTAAGGGGTGGAACTATAAAGGCAAAGACTATTCTTTTCTTCAGAAAGCTCCTCATGGATCTCAAGTTAAAGAGATTCGTAGACATGGGCATGACGATGCATACCCAATGGAGCAAACCCGTGTCAATGGTAAGTATATCCATATTGATGATGTCGATTCGAATGACTTAAAAGGATACGAAGGACACGAATTTGATAACCATCCAATCATGACACACGGAAAACAATCAGCAGGTAAGAGAACACCTGAAGATGATCAGAAGTATGATACTGAAGCAATGGCATTCGATGATTCAAAGCATATGGATAAGTACTTTGATAGACATGATGCAATGCGAGAAGATGATCCTGATAAATATGATGCAAGAGGATCTAAGGCATCTGACCCTATACATAAGAAAACAGATCAACCACTTGATCTAACACCTCAAGAGGGCAATTTAAAACCTAAGGCCGAAGCTAAACCAGATATGTCAAAAGACGATTTTATGTCAAGCATAACTAATTCAAAAGACATACCTGATGATTTAAAGGCTAGAATTTTAGCAAGGTTTAAAGATGAAAAATAAAGAACTATTAGAAAAGATAGCAGCAATCTATGAAGATGATCCTGATAAAGGAATCAGTCTTCTCAAAATGCTACATAAGGCTGATGATGGATACTCTGTAGTTGATAACCCCGACGATAGCGGTGAAGAAGAAGATGATGCATCTTCATGGTTAGCAGCACAGGAAAAAGGACAAACAGATGAAGAAGCTCCAACAAAAGGGAGCGGAGATTGGGAAGCCGGCGATTTAACTGATGAGCAAAAAACTGAAGTTGATAAACACCTTGAAGATGGATACTCTGAAAGAGAAGCACATCGTAAAGCTGGGGCCCACAAAGAAGAATCAAATTTTAACCAAGCTCTTAAGTCTAGAACTAAACCATCAATGATGTCAGATAAGATGATTGACAATATGAAGGGGTTAGCTAAAGAATGGCTAGGTAATGCAGATAAACATGAAAAACTAAATGCAGATATAGAAAAAAATCCCATGAAACATGCATCAGGAAAAATGATTGCTGCACATGATGAGCATATGGGGGATTACAAGAAGGCATATGAAGATTTTTTAAGTTCTGATGATCTTAAAGGGCTCACGGGTAGAGATAGGCATAACGCTATAAAGGGGTTTAAAAAACAATTTAGAGAAGACAATCCCGATCATGCTGACAATATAGCTAATGCATCTCAGGCACAGCAAGGTGTAAATGAATCAAGAGAGTCTAGTAAGCAGGGCTTAAAGGATAAACTCTCAAATATTATATCAGGCGGATATTCTCCTGATGAGACACACAGTGTAGAAGCTGGAGCACAGCACGCAGGTATTAGTCTCGGTAATGAAGGCTCAGCAGCCACTGGCTCGATTTCTAAAGATCCATTATCTAATTTTGCAGATAAGAATCAGAAGTTAGTCGGTATGTTATCTGATGAACAAAAAGGCAGATTAGACAGAATTGACAGCGCAGCCTCTACCAATGGTAAGCAACGCACTATTTTAAGAAGGAAAGATAATGGCGGACAGTAAAACACCAGTACAACAACCGTTTCCTCTTCGACATATAGACGAAGGGGAAAATAAGGTAAGTAGGTTTTGCCCACTACCTACTACAGATATGCTAAAGAAAACCAAATTATTTGGTATTCCACTTTGTTCATCTTTAACAGGGGCAGAGTTCTCTGATGAGGCTATGGATTTTTACATTAATTCAGCCATATCTGAAATAGAGCATACACTTGATTTACATATTACTCCTGTTAAATTCCGGGAAACACATGATTACAGGAGTCAGAGTTTTACATGGAGCTATAACTATATGAAACTTGATCACCCAAATATATTGAGTGTTGAAGTAGTAGAGTTAAGTTTTAGTAATAATCAAGCTACAGAGGGGTTCGTTAGGTTTCCTATGGAGTTTGTCTATGTGAAACCTCAAGAAGGCGTCATACAGTTAGTTCCAGCTTTCGGTACTTCTTTATCTGGCTTCTTACTATCTGCTTTCAGTGGTACACAGTTTCATGCACTGCGTGCAATAGGTGTATCAGATTTTCCAGGTGGAATACGTGTTGAATATACTGCTGGTTTTCTTCCAGACAAAGTTCCGTACTTGATCTGTGAAGCTATAGAGACTATAGCAGCAATTAAAGTTTTATCAGTATTGGGGCCTGTATTATTTCCAAATACATCTACTTCAATAGGTATCGATGGAGTCAGTCAAAGCGTTGGTGGCTTTGGACCAAAACATTTAAATGATAGGATAGATCAACTTAATGCAGAACGCGAACGTGTCATAACAGCCTTAACTGGCTATTATCAACGTGGTTTTCTTGTTGATTACTTCTAAGGAGTTATAGTGAATAGTGAAAAAGATAAAATTCCAGGCGGTAAAGCAGATGGCAAGTCAGCAAAAGACTTTGATCCAAAATGCTTAGCTGACGGTATTAAGCATGAAATGGAGCACACTACTGATAGGGGTATTGCTAAAGAGATTGCTATGGATCACCTAGTCGAAGATAAAGATTACTATAAGAAACTTAAATCTATCGAGAAATACGATAGAGTAGAGGTTGAAGCTGATGGTAAAAAAGAACTAGACTATGGATCTGAAGATTTAAATAAGCTAAAGAAAAAGTGGAATAATCTCAAGAAAGCAGTTGTCAATAGTGATGATGCTATTATGGAAATAGCTGGACAAGAATATAACCCAGATGAAGATCAAGAAGACCCAGAAGGGCAAGAAGAATCAGCTGAACAAGAAGAACCAACTGAACAAGAAGGGGCTCCAGATGAACAAGCGGCCAATATCGATGAAGATGAACAAGAACCTGCTCAAAATGATATCGACGGAGCTCAAGGAGATAGTGGCGGAGATCAGGATGAACAGGTCGATGAACAAGATGTGCCTGCAGACGGCGAAGCTGACGCCGCATCAGAAAATGGAGATAGCGAACAAGATCAACAAAGAGTCATCGAGGCTTTGCAGGAAGCGGGGTACTCAGAGGCTGAGATCGCCCACGTAGTCCATGACCACAATCTTCCAGTTCCTAATATCGATGATGTTAAGATGGATGGTGAAGGTGCTAAAATACAACAAACAAATGATCATGATAGTCGAATGAATGATCTTGAGTATGAGGCCACTAAAAAAGAAAATGAAAGTGGACATCAAGGTAGGATGGATGATCTGGAATACGAGACCGCTCAACAAGAGCAGGGGACTAATGGCTTAGATCGAGATCACAAGCAGCGAATGTTGGATTTAGAATTCGAGACTGCTCAAAAAGAAAAAGAGATGGAACTCGATTTTAAACAAAAAGAATTAGAAATGAAATTAAAACATAAAGAAGAATCACAAAAAGAAGCGACAGCAGCTAAGAAAGCTAATGCTCAAAGCAGAAGCCAAGATGCATCTAAAACTTCTAAGAAAGAAAAGGCAGGCAAATAATGGATTTAAATAGCATATATAAAAAGTTGCAAGAATATAAAAACGAACTAAATAAGTCTGCTGAAAATGGCACTAACAGTGAGCCGGATGGCTCTAAAGAAGAGAAGACAGTCAACAGTCGTATCTCTAGTGATGTAGCTAATATGAATAAAGATGATGATATCGATAAAAAGATTCAAGATAAAATCCGAGCAGCTATGGATAAAAAGGGCTTTGGTGAGGCTGATGCTACTCGCCATGTTATCGATCGTGATAGAGGCGAAAAAGAAGCAATAAAGCCTAAACCAGAACCGTTATTGCAAACAGAATTAATAAAATTTGATGACAATGGGCAATGGTCTTTAGACAAGAGCAATTATGGTCCTAAGGATATGGAACTATATAGTACAAAAGATAATATAAAAAGAAAATCAAATCGTACAAGCGTGGAAGTTGAGGGTGCAGGTGGTAATAAAGCGCAAAAAGAATGGGCGTCAGGCGGACGTGATAGTACTAAAAATCAGTTGGCGCGTCAAGTTAAGACTGATCAAGAGAAGAGTGCTCAGCAGCCTGTTAAGGTTTTTTCTGAAGAAGAGAAAGTGGCACTTCAAACGAAGCACGATGAAGCTAAAAAAATAGATTACAATGGTAATATGCGTGGTGGGAACGAAAACGATGAAGGTTAATCAAAGTGGTCAATGGTCTTTGTCTGGTAGTGAAAATACTCTATTATTCAAAACCTGTGAAAAATCACAAGCTGGAAAAAATGACGTCATTGAGAGACGAAAAATAGACCCAGATAGCGAAGAAGCTAAACAAATTTTTAGTGATTTTGCTAAATCAATAGTTAAAGGTACACCTAAACAGCCCACTGACCAAGAAATGTTTGGGCACTTAACTGTTTCAGAAGAACAACTTCAGAAGGCTGAAGACGAATGGAACGGCAAGTTAAACGGTTTTTACGAAGAAGCAGCAAAGCCATTAGAGAAGCGAGATTCTACGGAGAACAGTAGTTGGGGCAATGGTAAATCTTTTAATGAAAGTCTTGAAGAAGAAGAGCTTCAGAAAAGAAACATGCATATAGGTTAAATTATATAATACTATAAAAGTCTACATACGGTTGTAGATGTTTGGTTAAGGTAAAAATGAGCAACATAACTGAGAAACGCCTCTATAGCGTTCCCCCTACTCCACTAACATCTGATGGTTCAATATCAGGTGCCCTTACTGTAGCTGATAATTGTATTTTGAGAGTTGGCCAAGTAATAATCCTAAAATCGTCTACCCAAGACAATCTAAGTTTAAAAGTAAAAAAAGTATTACCAGATAGAGTGACACTGCTAGTTGGTCCAATTAGTAAAGGAGTAAGTCACAAGACAGATATATCCGCTTTCCTTGCTGGCGATAATGCGACAATTGAAGCCATTGAGCAAAACAGACCTAATGTGCCAGAACAAGAAGTTGAACGAATAACATATGAAGAAGAACCTGTTGTTGCTAGAAGAACTATCCTGGTTGACAAGTACGGGACAAAAATAGGAGATAATAATCCACTTCCTGTTGAAGCTACTATAAACGTCTCTAACGCTGGAACACCTAGTATTTTTAATATACAGGCCCTAAGTTCATCAACAGAGTATTCGCAATTACTGCCAACTGGTACAGTACAGTTTTTATTACGAGCCCGTAATAAAGCTAAAATAGCTATATCTTATATTGCCAATACAACAACGGTAAATTTTATAACAGTTATGCCTGGCAATATCTACTTAGTAGAAGGTGTTAAACTGACGAATTCAACTATATATATGAAGGCTAACAAAGACAATACTGTAATAGAAATATTAACTTGGAGTTAATTTAACTCACACTTGTGGTATCATAGTATTGATGATAAACATTTTTTTTAGGGGATCTTTATGAAAGACCAATTAAATTTCGATACTACTGAAATCGCCGATAGTGATAGCGTAGGCGCATATCTACGATCCAGCGATGGTACGTTAGTAACTCATACAACTGATGGCTCACGTGAAGCTATCGATGTATATACTGAATTAGGCCAAGCAGAAGATAGTGCACATGTTTCTGGTGATACTGGTGTCATGGGACTAGCTGTCCGTAGTGATGCTGGTGGAACTTTAGCATCAACTGATGGAGACTATACTCCACTTCAGGTTGACGCCGCTGGTGCATTACGTGTTAATGCTGTAGTTAACGTTGATGCCAATTCAGATTATGCAGAAGATAGTACACATACTTCAGGCGATACTGGTGGATTTATCTTAGGTATTAGAATGGACGATGTTGACGGTTCAAACTCAGCATTGCTTGCTGGTACTGAAGGAGACTATCAAGGAATTTTTACTAATGCTAAAGGTGAAATGCACGTTCGTGATAACGACGCTGTGGATATCTTGACTACAATTGATGCAGATACTAGTGCAATCGCTCTTGATACAGCAGCAATGGTTATCGACCTTGCAGCTATCGAAGTTGAACAATTAGCTCAAGGTATTACTTTAGATTCAATCTTAGTAGATACTGGTACAATTGCTAGTGACACTACAAGTATAGATGCAACGCTTACTGCTCTTTCTAAAGCAGAGGACGCAGCTCATGCATCAGGTGATCAGGGCGTTATGGGACTTGCTGTTCGTAACGATACTCTAGCTTCACTTGCAGATACTGATGGAGACTATACTCCGCTTCAAGTTGATGCTGATGGCGCACTTTATACTTACCTTACAGGATCTGATCCTCTTACTGTTAATGATGCAGCTCTTGCTAACACTGCGATTGCTAGTAATGTTAACACTCTTGGTACAGCTAATGTAGCTGAAGATATTGTTGCTTCTCCGCTTGCTGCTCGTAAATACTTATGGATTTACAACAATGATAATAAGAAATTATTCATTGGTGCTACTGGTGTAACTGCGACAAATGGTTTTCCAATCTCTCCAGGTTCATACATGGAAATGAGAGCTGGTGCATCTGTCGATATTGAGTGGGTATCCAGTAAGCTCGCTCATAATATTAGAACATTAGAAATGTCCTAATATTGCTTTAATTTAGTAAAAAGCCACTGTGTAAAAGCAGTGGCTTTTTTATTGCAATATAGAGTGGTATGGTATAATGAATATATTAGTATAAGATCTGGAGAGCATATGAACCCGAATAAAAACTTTAATGAAGAAGATAAGCAAAAAGTAATCAAGTTCATGAATATAGTGGCTAAAAATGCTAAATTCACAATGGATACAGCTGAAATTATTGAGTATTTTAAGCTCCTATCCTTTATGCAACAGGGCTTAATACCTAAGATAGATAGGCACTGTTTAGAGGTACTACAAGTTGTAGAGCCTGAATCTGAAGTCGAAAGCAGCGACTCTAGTGCAGAAGATGGTGCAGGTGAATAATGATTCAACCATTAGACGGGCCAGGTGCTTATAAAGCCACACCTGTAACCGATACAGCTCAAGAAGTTAAAGTCGGCGGATCTGTTCAGGAAGAACGCAAGGTTGTAACTCTTCAACCAACTGATGGCACAATCTATTACGGATATGATAATTCCGTAGATTCGAACAGTGGTACTAAAATTTTTAAAGGCCAATGGATACAGATCGAGGCATCAGAGTCTCTCCCCATATGGATCGTGGCAAATACTGGTGAAACAGTAGATGTAAGAATTACTGAGGTAGCCTAATGTCTCTCCGCTCATACATAAAAGATGTAGCTAGAAGTTTGCTCTTCGATAACGAAACAAACGGGTTTGTTGCTGACAATATCCAAGAGGCAATTGAAGAAGTTCAAGATACTATAATAACTTCTGCTTCTCCTGGATTTTCTTTCGGTAGAGCTTCTAATATAAATTCTGGAACATGGCTTCAGTGCGAAACTGTTCCAAGCAATAAAGCTGGTCGCTTTGTATATATCAATAACGCAGAAATAAAAAGAATCTTCGTTTCTTCGGAAAATATAAGCACATTTGATATATCTGTATATCACCATACAGGTGATGAAACTAATTTAACCCTTATAGGTACTGTTTCAATTGTAAGCGCTAGAGGGGGCAGTTTTAACGTTACTTGGGCAGTTCCCACTAATACACAACTTGCTATGAGAGTAATATCTGGATCCGCAAGAAATATGGTATGCGGACTTGAATTATCAGGATCTAATTAATGAGTAAAATTATAAAAAATACAACTGGCAGTAGTATATCTATATCTGATACAGGTGTTACAATTAACGCGAATTCACAAGTTACTATTCCTGCACTAGATTATTTGCTATGGGCAAACAGTGATGAGATCATTGTGCATGTCGGTAGCGGAGATATTGTTATCAATGATGGCTCTAGTGATTTAGGTATGTCTGATGGTATAGATTTAATTAAAGGGGCGTTCCCAAATAGTATTAAAGTGAAATTAGATAAGGTATCTCCAGTAACTGGTCGCCCTGAAATGATCCTTATTGAAGCAGAAGGCAGTGCTGAAACTATTTGTACGCATAATTTTATGGATAAAAGCACGTGGTATGAAGAGAGCATAAGAGTAGTGGCCGAATCTCCAATATTAGATTCTGAAAAAATATATGACCTAGTTAAAGATTACATTATCGATTGTTCTCATGGAAAAATAACATTTGAAGATACATTAAACACTGCGCAATTATTTCATGCTTACGATGGTGGTGTTGAGATAACTCAAGATACGGATTATACAGTTGATTTTGAATTAGGCAAGATTATCATAGACGCTAGTTACACATTAACGGGTGCTCTTACGGTTGATTACTCATATGCTGCAGGATCTACATATACAATAAAGCCAGCTGCTGAGAAAATACTTAGTATCAAAGATGCTGAAATACAATTTTCTTCTGATTTAGGCATGGAACCTATCACATTTGAAATTTGGGCATACGACCCTAACAACTTGCCTAATAAAGTTAATGTGTATTCTCGTAAATATAAAAACATTAGAGATATAATCAATGTGGCTCGGCAAGGTAAAGGGCAAATAGAACCATGTGACGTATTAACTCTCCCCACATACGTATTTCCTTTTTCCTATGATCGTAAGGTCATATTAGAAGCATCAAAAGGTATGGAATTAAGAATTAAGATTGTAAACGATATTGCAATGAGTGGCACATATGGGACAATGACTTTTTATACTATAGAGGAAGATGAATAATGGAAAAGCAGTGCTGGATTTGCAGGTATATTTGGAATATTTTAATATCCATAGATCAATTAGCTAATACTATTCTAGGAGGGGATGTAGATGAAACAATCTCTAGTAGGGCAGGAAAAAGACAACATCGTCAATTATGGGCTAAATGGTTATGCTGGCTTCTCAACAAGATGGACACTAATCATTGTCAAAAATCAATAGAAGAAGATGAGGGTGATGACGCAGTTATTAAATAAAAAATGTACTAAATGTAATATTGTAAAGTTTTTAACTGATTTTCCGAGAAGAAGAGAATTAAAGTCTGGCCGTATGAGTAGTTGCAAGAAGTGTAAAAACTATAGTAATAAGATATATAAAAATAATCATAAAGAAGAAGAGAGTATTAGGAACGCAAGGTGGTATTTAGCCAATAAGGAGCATAAGGATGCCCATGGTAGAGAATGGAGTAAAAATAATTTGGCTAGAAAAGCAGAACTTAGAGCAAGAAGACGTGCGACAAAAATAAATCAAACACCTAATATGACAAGAGAAGAATTGGGTGAAATTGCTGATATTTATAAGAAATGCAAAGAAATTAGTTTAAAAACAGGTATTAAGCATGAAGTAGACCATATTATGCCTTTATCTAAAGGTGGTCTACATCATCCCAATAATTTACAGATATTAACTAGAGTAGAAAATAGAAGAAAATCAGATAAGCTAATCGCCGATTAACTCACCTAATGAGCTTAGCTCTGCAGCACTTAGCTGTGCATCGCCTAGGTCATCTATTTTGATTACACCCATCTCTACATCTATATCTAATAGCTCTAAGTGTTGCTCATAGTATGCTTGCTGATTCTCACCCAAACTAACGATTCCTTGATCTATCTTTAGGCTACCATCTTCATTTTTTTCACCCAATTTAGTCAATAGCTCTTTTCTTAGCTCTTCATACTTCTTTTGCTCATCGGTTATCAATTCTGCTATCTTCTTCAGCTTATATGCTGTCTTCATTGGAACTTGAAGCTTCATTAATTTCACATATGCTTGAGAAAAATCTGGATTAACTATTTGCTTGATTTTCACTTTTATCCCCTTTAAATTCATCTTTTATTTTATGTAATTCTACCAAGGCACCTGTTATTTGGGTCAACCTGGTATTGATTTCCCCCAATTGCTGCTGTAGTCCTGCTTTCACATTAGCTAAAGATTGTGCTTCTTTAGCTAAATGCTGAATTTTATTGTCTAAAATCTTTTCCACTAGATCTCCTATTTGCACCTATATTATACTTAAGTAGTACTTATGATAGGATAACTATAGTCAAAGACCTAATAAATTGAGGTAAATATGGATGACAATGGCCTAGGAAAATTTATCCTAGACAAGCTTGAGAAGATAGATGACAAGCTTGACCAAGTAAGAATTGAGAACGCTGAGGGGAGAGAATCTTTCAACGCTCACGAAGTTAAAGATGAAACCCGCCACCAAGATCTCAAAGATATGAATAGCAATATCATTGCCCAATTAGGCACACAAGATAAGCAGCTGACTGAGTATAATAGTCAATTGAAAGAGCACATGAGACGGACTGATCTTCTCGAAGAGAGTCAAGGAAATATGCAAGATAAGTTGACCCCATTGGTGAAAGAAGCAGAGGCGACAGCAGCTGTAAAGACCTATTTTTCAGAAAAATGGGCTAAGAGAATTAAAGTATTATCTGCTATAAGCCTTACATTAGGTATTATAGTGGCCATAATGAAATTTATATAAATTGTGCCGCGAATCATCGCGCCTTAACTAAAAGGAAAAGTTATGTCACAACACAAGGCAACTCTGGAGAAAGTACTAATCTCCTCACTTAAACACAGAAAATATGGTTCAAAAATCGCAGAGACTATCTCTTCGATAGAAGCAATGGTTCAAACTGGTATCGACACTGCT